GAACAGGTTGAAGCCCCGCGCAGTGCTCTCAAACATGTACAGCCTGTCCGGGTTGGTTTCAGCCAACGAAGCAAGCAACGACGCCAAACCCTCTTCATCGCCCCATGAACTCGTCTCCGTGCCATGCAAATACGTGATAGCCTTACCACGCCCCAAGCTGCCCTTAGCCCGCAAGCCCGCCACCTGGTAAAACAACCGGCTGCGGTTCTTCAGCACCAACTGGTTGCGGTTATGCCCCTCCATCGGAATCTTGAACTGCCGCGGCAAGTGCTCAAAATACATGCCCAAGGTGGACCGAAACATCTCCCGGTTTTCCTCAGTGTCCGTCACCAGCGTGGCACCCAAACCCGGATGCGTGAACACCCAATACAAATCCAACGCCAAGCTGATCGTCGTCACGCCAAGCTGACGGCCCTTCAGAATGGTGAAGAAGTGAATGTCCTCCTCCAGCCCACGCGCGATCTCGTTCATCACATACGTCTGCGTGCCCAACAGCTTGTCCAGCCGCTGCAACCCCTTCTCCTTCGTCTCAATCTGCAACTGAGAGCAAAATTGATAAAACTTTTGGAGGTCAAATTTCACGGCTTAACCGCGCCCGTTAGATTTCCAATCAACGCTTTGATTTTGGCGGCGTACTCTTGTTGCTGCTGCGAAGTCTGACCCGCACTCGGGTCTCCAGACAACAACCGCGCTATCATCGTTTCCCGTTGCGCCGCTTCACCGCCAGGGTAAGCAGCCCCGTTATTCACGGTGGAAAGATACTGCGCTTGAGCGGGCGTCAACGCCGGGGCCGGCTGCTGATACTCCCGCATGGCAAGCCTTGCCGCCTCGTTCACAGCCACCGCATTCCGCTGCTGCGGGCTTAACGGAGAATTAGGGTTCAAAGCAATGCGAGCGTCTTCAGTTGCCATGCCCGCCACGTCCGGCCTACTGCGAAAAAACTCAGCTTCGCTTGGATACGGCTGCCGCACCAACCCGCTCACGCTCTCAGCCAGAGTGCCCGGCGCCTCATTTTTGGCGCTGGTATTATACTTTTGATACTCACGAAAAATATCGGCGGGGCTAACGCCGGAATTAAAAAGCTGCATACCAGCCCGCCCCACAGGCAGAGCCTCAGGCCTCGGATTGTCTGGCTCACCAGCCTCATCAGCCTGCCAATACCTGAGCTTCTGGTCGCCGTCCCTAGGCGTGTAAATCACACCCATGTCGGCACTTTGCAAATCCGGTATCTCTTGTCGGGCGCGATCAAAAATCATAGCACCCATAACATTCTCGTCGGATTCAACCATGGTTTTACCCCTAAACTTTATGCCAATACATAACGCCCCTTGAGGTTCTTAACAACCACCCCAGCCTTCCGCAACTTACTAATCTCTATCATCACCACATTCCGCCAAGTGCTCGGCAACTCATCACCCCACAACAACTCCGCAATCTCCGCAGCACTCACACCATCACCAACACCCAACATACCCTCAATCATCCGCCCACGCTCACCACCCAACAACCGCCGCCTCTTCAAAACCCGCACATCACCCTCAGCCCTCGCCCTTCTCAACACCCGCATCACTGAGCTAATGCTTACATTGCAACGGTTGCATACAACGCGCACAAGCGCACCGCTCGCATACAAGTCCAACACCTTGTTCATCACCACCGTATCCATAACCAAACCCTCATCTGACACACACGTTACAACGTATATATACAACCCAAACCCCAAACCCAGTTTTTTCTTGGGGGGAACAAGGAGAGGGGCACGCTCATCAGCCCCCCCGCGGCCCATGCGCGGTCACGCGCTTTCTGCCGTGCGGGCATGTGCGGTCATGCAAACGGTGTTATGTTATAACATTGCGTAAATAGGTCAGTGTCCCTTACCCAAACTCCATCACAGAAGGCCGTACAGGGCTTTGTAGTGTTCTGCGCTACCACCCTACCGACCCCATCGATAGAACGGCCTGTACGGGCCTTAGAATGGCCTACGCGCGGGGGTGGTAGAGGCCATTGCTTCCATCATTGCCATTGAGCTGGATGTAATACGATATAGGACATAGAGGCTAACCAAACAGGGTCGTGGGTTATGATATAACGTGATAGGCGATGTGACGATATAACGTCATCACGCTATGACGATATAGACGTAATAAGGTACGCGCGCGCGCGTGAAGCAAGAAACGTGCCATGTTGTGTTTTGTAAGGATTAAGAATTATTCACGTAGATGGACAACATTTAACGTGCATACCTTGTGCGCGTTGTATACCTGCGCTCTAGGCAATCATGCCACATGGGAAAGAGCGAACAATGCTGACACACCTGGTTCTAGAAAGCCGTAACGGCAAAACGGGACCTATCCCCGTATCGACATCAAGCAAGGCCACATGCCCGGCTTCCTGCCCGCTCTATGCTAAAGGCTGCTACGCTGGAGGCGGGCCTCTTGCCATGCATTGGCGCGCCGTTACCAATGGGCAGCGCGGCGACGAATGGCCTGTATTCGTTTCCAAGATTGCGGCGCTGCCCGATGGTCAGCTCTGGCGACACAATCAAGCGGGCGATTTACCTGGCGTTGATGCCAAGATTGACCGCAAGGCTTTGCTGGCATTGGCTAAGGCTAGCAGTGGCAAGCGGGGTTTCACCTATACCCACAAGCCAATGAACAAGGCTAATGTGGCAACCGTCACCATGGTCAATAACCTAGGCTTTACGGTTAACCTAAGCGCCAATACCCTCGCCGATGCTGATAGGCTGGCCGATACAAAAGCCGGGCCTGTTGTCGTGGTGTTAGATGCCGCGGAGGGTGTGCGGCACACTGTCACCACACCTGCCGGTCGTACGGTTGAAACCTGCCCGGCCACGTATCGTGATGACGTATCATGCGCGACATGCCAGCTTTGCCAGCGTGTGGATCGCAAGGTTATTGTGGGATTTCCAGCCCATGGCGTGAGCAAGAAAGCCGCAGCTGCCGTGGCTAGAGGCTGACAATCCGGCAAGGCGGCATTGCTTCGGCAGTGTGCGCTTTGCCCGATTGCCACGGTGGCATCGACAACGAAAAGGGAAAGACAATGACACATATGGAAGCCCGCGCTGAATTGCGCGAATTGATTCAAGCCCGCGCATCATGGGAGCGGGTGCGGCATTTGTGGGCGCATGGCCTAATTGGGGATGCAACGCTCAATCGCTTTGAACGCTTGTGGGCGTGGTCTAGTGCCACTGAGCACCCAATGACGCGCCATGCCAGCCTAGAGCGTTGGCTAAGCCGCCGCGACCGTATCTGCAACGCATTGCGCGCCATTGGCGCATAAGGGGGACTGACAATGACCATTCTTAAAACCCTGATTGAGGGCCTGGCATTCCTCATTACGCTTGGCGGCGCCATCTTTTTGGTGGTGGTGCTATGAAAAACGACGAAGCGCACAAGGTTCTGCACACCAAAGCCCGGCAGCGGCCTGACATCATGGAAGTGGTGCGGGCGGGCTATCAGGACGCGGTGCAGGGTCTAGGCTACCGGGCGGCGTATGAAAGCCTTCCAAGCTGGCAGCAACGCAATTACGAAAGCGGGCGGCTTATGGCTACAGAGTTTTTAGCCACGGCTTCAAAGCCCGCCGCATGGCCTGCTAGCGTTAGGCTACCGCGCCGTTTAGAGCCTGTTATCCAGACAGTGGCACGCTCTTTTGTGCGGCAGCCGGACGCATGATATTGCCAGCACGGAAGCTTGTTTTAACCGCGGCCCTGCTGGCGTTAGCGTCATGCGGGGCCGCCCTATACCTATGGTGGAATCATGATAACCGAACAGATTTTGAGCGGGATTGGCTGGAGTGCTCCGTCCATGTGGGCACCCCTGTTAGAGGAACACATGAGCCGCGCCGGTATGACGGCGAACCCGGTCCGCTGCTGCATGGCCCTAGCCAATTTCGGGCATGAAACTAACGGCGGGCGTAGGCTTATTGAAAGCTTGGATTACAGCCCGGATCGCCTTGCGGCAGTGTTTGGCAAGCGGGCCAGCACCCGCGCGCTAGATGCCTGCCGCCGCGTAGGCCATCCAGCGGATGAGCGGATCATCGCGGAAGAGATATACGGCGGCGAGTGGGGGCGTAAAAACTTGGGCAACCGGCTTCCGGGCGATGCATGGTTGTACCGCGGGCGCGGACTTGTCCAAATCACTGGCCGCTGGAACTATGACCGGGTTGCCCGCGTGCTTTGGCGTGAATTAAGCGATGATTGGGTTGAAAGCCTTGGCACGCCAGATGGTGCGGCGGAAAGCGCGTGTATTTGGTGGTCCCGCATGGGCCTTAATTTCGTGGCCGATTCGGGCGACCTACCCAAGCTCCGCAAGGCGGTGAATGGCGGCAGTGTGGGCCTTGAAGATGTCAAACATCGCTACGACCAGGCCCGCGCCATTCTTGTGGTCTAGTGTATGCACTGCATGCCATGCGCACAACGCTCACAATGCGCGCAAGGTATACAGTAGCAGCGCGCCATTTCCGTAGCGTTTGCAATGGCTTACGGGCCTTGCGCTTGCCCGCTTCGCGCGCCCTTCCCCCCTTGCATCCCCCCTAGATTTAACCCGATAGGGTTATAGATAGGGGGGTTATAAACTTGACGATTGTAAGCACGACGTAAGTCGTCGAGGACGTGTATATAAGATTGCAAGAATCGTGCCAGTCGTGGGCATGCAAAAAGGGCTTCTAGGTGTTACCCAAAAAGCCCTTATGCAAGAACCGTGCCAGACTCAGTTATCGCGCTTAAGTTTCTCTAATCGCACGCGCGCCGCCTCGGCATAGCTGCTGCCGCTGTCGATCACGCGCTGGTAGCCGGCCATCAATGCGCCAAGGCTGACAGGCGCTGCCCTATCCGCGCGTTCTGGCCTGAATTTACGATCGCGCTCCGCGATGGCGGCTTTCATCCGGTCGATCATCTCGCGCGTCTTAGCGTCATCAATCGCCTTTTGTTCAGGGGATAGGTCAGTGAAGCTTACCTTTTTTGGAGGCTCCGGGGGCTTCCTCCGCGCGATGCGTTCCATCGCCAGAACCTTGCTATACAGCCGATTGGCTTCCGGTTGCACCACGGCCAGCACCTCGCTTGCGGACGGCCAAAACTTGCTACGCGCGGCCAGGTCTATCAGCGCATCCTCAGTGAAAGCCTGTGCCGGCACTCGCGCGCAAGCTTTGGCAACCGCGGTGGCCCATACGGCACTCTCGCGGGCGCTGGGGGGGTTTGAGAACCCGGCGTGGATAGGTGCTATCCAGCTAAGCACAAACGCCCCTGTGGGCGGCTGTAGCGCGGCCCTAGCCTGCCTCGAGGCCTTCTCAGCCTCCGCAACCAGTGAGGGGGCCAAAGCCTGTGGGCTATACTCACCGGGGCCACTGTTAGCCTCGCGCCGCTGCTCATCGGCCACGGCTAGGCTAAGGGGCTGCGATAGCTGCGGCATACGCCGGACTACAATGTCACTCATGGGGTTTTCTCCGCGGGCGGCACTGGTAAGGTCATCCAGTGAGTGGGATTGAATAGCTCTTGGGAGTTAAGGTCATACCAATTTTTCCATTCGTCATCAAAAAAGCCCGCCGTAACATGACAAAAATCTTTTTCTCCCGGCTCACCAAAATCTATATAAGGCCACAACAAGATGAGTGTTCCATCCATCGGGGCCGTTTCTATCGGCTGCCATTCACTCATCTTCCCATTCCTTCCTCAATTCGCGCCACGATCCGGCAACCACAATCAGCCCGCCTATCAGCGCGCCAATGCAGCCGGCTATAAACACGCCTGCTAATGTCCACATTAGAAAAGCTCCTCCGCGCTGCTTTCGACGATGGGCTGCACCCGGCGGGCTAGGTCTTCGCGGTTGCCCACAGCTACCTCTTTGGGTGCAAACAGCCCGGACCAGCCATTCTCTATGCTCTGCCGGATGATAGCCGCGGGATCGTGGCCTTGCTGCCAAAACGTCTCAAGCCGCGCAATGCAAAGAACCTTCGCGTGCGCCGTCCATGCTTTGCCTGACTTCGCGGCGCGGTATTGATCCCATTCCAGCCAAGCATCTGCCGGGATGCAAGACGGAATTTCAACGCCTTCCACGATCCGCATGGCAATGGACTTGATTGATACCCGCTTGGGCTTGACCGCGGACCCAAATAACTCCCCTTTCAGTCCCTCTTCCAGCAACCGACGTCCTACATAGCTGCGCGTGTGCTCTGTGCGCTGGCTAATGGCTTCGATTGCGTCAAATATCTCTTCAGGCACGCGGATTGGAATTGTCCTGCTCATCTGTCTCTCCAATGGGTGTGTGCAATGTGCACGTTGTATGCGTAGGGGGTTTTGCTGGGCCTTGCAAGGGGGTTTCTAGCCGTGCATGATGCGCTCGCGGACACCTTCCTCTCCGCAAGTCTCTCCCATGATTGGAACTTGACCCCTGGCCTAACCGCTGGGGGTTTTTTTTGGCCTTGCGCGCTTTTCCGCTTGACCTCATCGAAACCTCCGATAAATTAGGTGTCGCGCTACAACAAGGAAAGGGACAGCGCCATGGAAGAGGTATTTTTTGGGAAATATACGGATTCGGACGATATGTGGACCGTGTATTTAGACATAGACGACGACAGCGCACACATCCAGATTGTGATGGAGAACAGGGATGAAGAGCTAATCCGAGATGCAATCTATCTCCCGACTGTGATGCTGCCGGCCTTGGCTACAGCCATTAACAAGTATTTTGCAGGCACCCGTAAGCTGGTGGAGGTGGTGATATGACAATAGACAAAGTGTTATTCGAACAGGAATTGAAAATGGCCGATGACATTTTTGCCGTGGTTTTTGAGCGTGGTGCGATAGCCGTTATGCGTGCTCTCCATAAGCAGGCAACAAAAATTGCTGAGGCCAAACAAATATCTGTGAGCGAGGTCACGTTCTCTGAGGTGCTAGCCGGCGTGGCGGCTGATGAGGTCGGGGAGACAGTGCAATGAGCGGTTTTAGCGCAGACGAGCGCCGCAGCGCCTGGTGGTCAACAGATTCACGCCGCGCCATGACAGGCAAGGCATTTGAGGTGGTGGCCGAGAAGATTGGCCGCGCTGAGCGCCCTGACCTGAGCGAGGTTGAGGTGGTGCAGATGGGCCTTCGCATGGAGAGCACCATCGCGGCATTCGCATCTGAGGAATTGGGCGAACTAAAGGCCCTAGGCGATGCCGTGGCTACCCATCCGCGGTATCCGTGGCTGAAGTCTCACGGCGACTACATCGCCGCGGATAATAGCTTCCTCGTGGAGTGCAAAAACTACAACGCGCTGCACATCCACAATTACTCAGAGCCTGGCGAGCCTGTGAGGGTGCCGAATGCCGATTGGGCGCAGTGCTGCCACGAGGCGGCATGCTTTGGCGTAGATACAGTGTATCTGTGCATTCTCTTTGGTGGGCAGCGTTTCAGGACGTTCAAGCTGGACTTCTCAGAGGATGAGAAGGAAGGCCAGATAGCGCAGATGGCGAAACTCTGGGCCATGGTGGAGACCAACACCCTGCCCGACCCGGAAAGCGTCTCACAGTGCAAAGCGGCTTACCCTGTCAGCACTGAGGGCGTCGCCATGGCGTCTCTAGAGCTAGAACAAGCGGCTAAGCGCCTAGCCGGTATTAAGGCCAGCATCAAAGCCTTTGAGGCCGAGGAAGACCGCCTACAGACGGCCATACAGCGCGTTATGGGCGACAATGCAGAAATGCAGACGCTAGACGGGCGCACGCTCGCCACATGGAAGTCTGCCAAGCCTAGCAAGCGTTTCAGCGCCGATTTGTTCAAGACGGCATACCCAGACATCTACGAGAGCTTCGTAGTTGAGCAGCCGGGATCACGCCGGTTTCTTTTGAAGGAGAAAGCAGAATGAGTGACTGGAAAGAGTGGCGGGTTGCCGACACGGAAATCAACAAGAGGGTCAAGACCGTGCTGATGAGCCACGATCCAAGCCTGACCTGGCAGGATGTGCTAGACATGAGCGAACGTGATCTGCACGCCCTGCCGCATATGGGCAAAACCAACCGCATCCACCTGTTGGACATCCTGCGCGATGGGGTGGCCGGCAAGCTCGTGAAGTGCAACCGCACGCTGGGGGAGGTGATTGCCGATGTCTAACATTGTGCCAATGGCCGACATCCAAAAGATGGCGCAAGTGGCAGCCGATAGCAAAATGTTTGGCTTCAAAAACCAGGCGGAAGCGATGGCTATCATGCTGCTGTGCCAAGCCGAGGATATGCACCCGGCTATCGCTATGCGGGATTATCACGTCATACAGGGCCGTCCCGCGCTCAAGAGTGACGCTATGCTGGCCCGCTTCCAGACTTCTGGGGGCAAGGTCAACTGGACAAGCTACACCGACGATGTGGTGACCGGCGTGTTCAGCCATCCCCAAGGCGGCGACGTGAGCATCAGTTGGACCATGGAAATGGCGCACAGGCTGGGCTTCACCAAAAAAGAGAATTGGCGCAACTACCCGCGCGCCATGCTCCGCGCCAGGTGCATCAGCGAGGGCATCCGCACCGTATTCCCGGCCTGTGTGGCTGGGGTCTATACGCCCGAGGAAGTGGCCGACTTCACGCCGCCCAAGGGCCGGATCGTGGACATTCCGCCTGAGCCTGATCCAGAACCGGAGGTGGAATTGAGCGCGCACCTCTACAAGCCCGATGGCACGATTTACGCTTCTTTTGAAACCGAGGCGGAAGCCGTCCAGGCTTACTACAAGGTGGTGGACAGCATCGCGGCGAATCAGCGCATCCCGGAGGATATTAAGCTGGCGAAGCTGCAAGGCTTTAAGGCGGCTAACCTGCATTGGATGGAACCCGAAACTCAAGAGGAGCCGGAAGAATGAGCGGCACATACGCTGACAAGCCCGGCAAGGGCGCAATTTTCAGCACCGAGAAGAAAAGCGAGAAAGGCCCTGACTATAAGGGCAACCTCATTCTGGATCGGGACTACAAGGCCGGCGAGGCTGTGAAGCTGGCGGGATGGCAGAAAACCAGCCGCCGCGGGCCGATGGTCAGTCTCAGCATTGATAGCTGGAAGCCTGACCCTGACTGGAAGCCTGACCCTGACAAGCAGCGGGAGCGGGAGAATAGCTATCGGCCAGGTGGTAGCACTCGCTTTGATGATGATGTGCCCTTCTGATGGGCAAGGCGCAGCGCACTAAGGGCGCAACCTTTGAGCGGGACGTTGTAAACGCCTTAAAGGACGCCGGCATAGACGCTGCGCGCAATCTAGACCAAACGCGCGATGGCGGTGGAGACATCGACCTCGGCGGGTACATGGTGGAGTGCAAGCGCCGGGCCAGCATAGCGGTTTATGACTGGCTAGACCAATGCACACGCGCCGCCAAGCCGGGCCAAATCCCGCTGGTGGTGGCAAGAGGCGACAGGCGGGAAGCCGTTGTGATCGTGCGACTAACCGACTTTATACCAATGCTTGAAAAGGAGAGAAAAGAATGACCAAGCCAGCAAAAGACGAACCCGCTCTGTTAAAGCGCGCCGGCGAGGCAATACGGAAAGCTCTTATTAAACCGCCGGGCTGTACGGAAAGCACAGGCTGCGCGGTTGGGCCATGCCATTGCGCGCATCTGGCCGCTGAAGCCTCCATCGCTGCCATCCGCGCGGCAGGGTGGACCGTGGTGCCGCAGACGGAACTTAACGCCCTCCGAACGGCCTATGCTGAGAAAATTATCGAAATTTACAACAACACACCACTTATGCGGGAGTTGGCTTTGAAGAAAAAGGTGAAGCCATGAGGCCAAGGCGACGTGAGCCAATCACGCCAGAGGAACGTGACGCTATTCGACAAAAACGGCGGGAAGGCGCATCGCTAGAAGAGTTAGCCGCAGAGTTTCGCTGCTCGCCCATCACCGCGCGCCGCATATGCTCCCATGTGCTGCCCAGAACCTGGCCCGGCCCACTCCCGAAAGAAGCTAAGCCCGCTACAAAGCGCGCCCGCTGGTCCCCTGAGGTCATAGGCGGCGTTCACCCGGGCGGAATCCGATGGACCGCGGAGGAACACAAGCGCCTGTTTGACTTGCTGCAAGAGGGATGCACCATCCGCGAAATAGCCGAGAAGCTAGACCGCAACTATGCCAGCATTAAAAACAAGGTTTCCCAGCTTTGGCGTGGTGGCGAAAGCCCGCGCGAAAAAGGCATGGCGGCCGCACTAACCCCCAGACAGCCTCGCGTGGTGAAGGAGAAGCCCAACACCACGCGCGTAAAGTGCCTAAAGTGCTTAAACGCATTCGACAGCTATGACGCAAGACGCAACCGCATCTGCGCACGGTGCAAAGATAGAGAGGATTGGAATTAATGGATCACGTCAAACTTATGGTAGCCACGCCTATGTA